TTATTTTTTGCTCATAGCCAAGCTGGCCTTATTATACTGTGCCGAACTGATTCCAAGGAGGACCCCCAAGAAAGTATCAACGGCAGTAATTGTGCCTACGATCTGCTCTCCGTAGGGCAGTCCCCAAATGCCAGCTAGTGCGAAGTACAATGTACCAATAGCCGGAAGAAAATACTGTGCAATCCACTTAAGGATGTCATACACTTTATTTGTCATTTTCATAACTATACCTCCTACCTATTTTCCAAAATTGTAATACGGGTTTCATGATCTCCGATACGTTCATCTTGCTCATCGTTATGCTTCCATAAGCGACGATGGCTTTCTTTTGCGTCCATTTTTTGAGCGGCTAACTCTTTTTCAAGTCGATCCAAAATCACATTCGAACGAGCTATATTGCCGTTCAGTCTAATGATTGGAGCCCCAACGGTCACGAACAAACCAACTAAAGCAACGATTACACCTACTACTGTCCATTCCACTGTCTTCACACCTCCGCGACGTATGCTTTAACGTCAGCGAGGCGTTTTTCGACAGCATTTTTTTCGGCAGTCATATCGGCCAGTTTTTTCTCAAGCTCGGATGTGTCAACATGCGGAGCCTGCGCCATACATGCCGCAATGGCGTCCCCAGCAGAAAGAGATACAATCTTGCTTCGATCTTCCAGAACAACAGCATATCGCTTCTTATCTCCAGCCTGAATGCGCACCCAATGATACACTCCATCCGTGCCAACATCGCTCTGAATCGGGTAGAACGCCCCTTTCACGAGCCTTCCGTTATTAAAAGTACGGTCGACAGAATTTACGTTTGCCTCGGTGAATACTTCACAACGTTCACTTGTGACTTCCAGAAATTCCATATCGTTCTCCTCCTTTTTTACATCTCGTTTCCAAGAGTAGCCGCCATCTTTCAGGATCTGGACATCTCCGCCAACCCACAGGGCGTCCCAAATATTCACCTGATTTGGAGTACAGTAGGTACCAGCTCCATTTTGAACCTGATAAGCGATATTCCGGCCTCGGCTCGCTTCAATGTGAAGATGTGCGCCAAAACGGTTCGGACGGCCACCACCAAATCCACCTTCATCACCGATTTTCTCGCCCTGACGTACAATTTGGCCTGTTTTTACGTCCAAAACGTCATCGTGCATGAACGTGAGTGTCATATAGTCGACAACACCATTGGCGAATTCGACCGGCTCCAAGGATTCTAAGTATGACTCGTGAGAGGAATCCTTACGGACACGCACAAACTTACCCGTAAAAGGGGCGTAAATCGGGTCTTTTCCGGTATCTTTCCCGCCGAAGTCCATCGCCTTACTGCCTGCGTGGCTTCCTACATTGGGGCCTTGAGTTACACGTAGGAACTCCATTGGGAATCTTGCTCGTTCCATATGCTTGTCCTCCTTTACAGTCCCAGCTTGTGGAGCTGCTCTTCAATGTAGGTGCGCTTTCCAACTTTAAAGACGATCTGTTCCTCGTACACAGCCGGTGTATCAGGCGTTTCGGGCTGAGTTATGACGCTTGTGATCCCACAGGACAGCTTCAGGACATAACCGTCGAAGTAGTTGACGATCGGATCGAAATGATCGAACTCCTGTTCACCCGTAGGAACCATTTCGCCTTCTTCATTCTCAGCGAGAACGTCTTTGTAGACCGATATACCTTCCGTATTGGTCATGACGATCTCAGCAAGATTCTCTTCGGTCAGAAGCGCATTCAGCTCATCCAGACCGATTGCGTCACTCGGACAATTGACCGTGAGCGTACGGCGGCTTGAGCCATTGTAGTATTCTTCGGTTTCCAAAGAAGTGAGATACTCAAACTCTTTTTCACCGATTTTCACTTTCAGCATGTAGAAGCCTCCTTAGAATTGTTAGGATGTACAGGTAACGGTTCGAACCGTAAACCCATATGGAGATGTGGCATCATAGTGGACGCTAATATCTCATAAGCGTCTCCAACCGTACCGATACTTTTCTCCATGTTTTTCTCCCTTCGCTGAATTATCAGCCTCTTGATCCCAACCGCTTTCTCCGCTCAGCATTAAGAGCTGCATTTCTACGCATGATTTCCCTTCTGCTGTGCTTTTTAGGCGGTTGATTTTTGATGTTGCATACCTTAATAAGTGTCAAAAGTCGATTAAGATGCCATTTCTGATACTCAGGAGGTATGTTTAAAGCAATCATCCAATAATAGATGATTTCAGAAGTCACTTGCTCGTTGTTAGGGCCAGTTGCTTTTTCGTTAGAAAAATATGTGGCCGTCATTGGAGCGTTGATGTATGCGTTTACCGCATCAACGTTTTCTTGCGTAAGATTCAGATAAACTTCCGGATTTACATTCTGCGTAATGGTCATACATTTTATATAGTCCAGGGTCTCTTCAAGGGTCTTGTCCTTTTTCGAAAGAAATGGAACACACCATTTTGATTCCCATTTGGCAAGTGAAACAAGAGAGTGCTCCAACTGAAGGGTTTGGCCTTTTCTGTATACGAACTCTTCTTTTTTCTCGTCCCATAGTTCGTCAGAATCTGGTATAATTAGCTGAAGCATAGATACTCTCCCTCTCACTGTTATTTTCTTTATCCATTTGCCTTCGGAGCAATCGCCAGCGGAGGTTCAACTTTGCGATTTGGAAGGACGCCGTTCACAAATGCAGCTGCCTCTTTAGCATTTGTAGCGAGTTCCATATACAGCTTCGAGAAAGCCTCGGTTTCGGTAAATTCGGCAAGAATCTCAGGCGACTTCATAAATCTGCGACCATCGGGACTTTTTACACCATAAGCGTTGCTGATAAAATCCCTGAACACCTTGATGAGCGCAGCCAGATCTTTTGCATTTACCATCCTCCGAATCATTTCGGTATAGCCTCCGCTGGTACCGATTTCCAAATCTATACACTCTGCTTCCGTGAGGTTAAAATAAAAATCCTCACTTCTCTCGGTTCCGTTATAGTCGACGTACTCAATTGTTTTCTTAATCATTTCTGTTTTCCCCTTTCAAAAAAAAAGAAGGGAGCCGCGAGTAAAAACACTCAAACGGCTCCCCATTCAACTGCTAGATATAAAAGCTTACGCTGCGCCAACCAGAGTAACGACCTCATCAGGAAGCGGCAGACGCGGTTCCGCCTCGTTGCCACCGTACAGGATAGCTTCCAATGCAGTCAACTTTTCAGGAGCAACCTTTGTCGAATCGATGGTCAAGGACGCAGTAGGCGCGAAGCCCTCTACGTTGACCGGTGTCGTGCTGACCTCCCACGAGAAAGTGATGGCATCGGGACTGTCATTGATCGAGCTGTACCCTTTTTCGGATGGTGCTGCCAGGCAGCCATAAATCAAATGCAACTTGTAGCCATGGTCTGCACCTTCGGTGTCATTACCGATCTTGGTGCGATAACACATGCCGAATGTCTCCCGTTTCTGCTGACCAATCATCACGCCGGGAGCAATTTCCGCAGAGCCGTCACAAACAGCGAATTCGTCAGGATATGTATAAGCCTCGATGGTTGCACCGAACTCTTCTACACTCATCAGATTCAGGTATTTAATATTGTCCGCCCAAAGTGGGGATGGCTCCGCGCCAGACGGACTCTCCGTTACAGTAATCAGGCCATTCCACGGTACACCGCCGGAATACGGAACAACGGATTTTCCTACTCCACCAGTTCCGTTGTATCGATACAGAACGCCATGGTCAACACCGGTCTCATAAAGGCGTTTCCCGACTTCGTCCCAAACAAGTTTTGCCATGTAGTTATTCCTCCTTAAAAATAGATAGTAAACGGGCTATGATAAAGGTTGTTTGAGATATAAGGAGACCCCTCTCGACAGTAGACGAAATGCATATACACATCTGTCGCCAGCTTCCGATCGGGGTCCATCTCAACAACCACTACATCATAACCCGCCGTATAGGAATATTTTTTGTTGTCAGCGAACCTCGTATCGCCTGCGGACCGCTTATAAACGATGCAGGGATACAAGAGTTTCACCGATTCGGGAGGTTGAAAATATACGTTCTTGCATAAAGCTTGAAACTCTCGCTGCAAGTCAAGGCTGCTGGCCATTGTATACGCCTCCCACGCTTAAAATAAGTCTAGGTCTTTGAACTTCGACGGCTGTTACGTTCCAGAGAACTCCCATGTACTCAACATACCGGATGAAAGCGAAATGATCATAAGCGAACGGATCGGCCACAATGCTGATTTCGTTGTTCACGTTTACATCGTCATTGACATTACCGCTCGTTTGCCACTTGCGGCTATTTCGAACGAGATCGCCGCAATACGTACGCTCCGTTACGGACTGAGTAAAGACGCCGGGCCGTGTTTCAACCGTCTCAACATAACCGACTTTTCCGTAAAACTTAGCCATTTTGATTTCTCCCTGTTGTAACTAATTAACCGCCGACGCCCGTATCAGTTACATCCTCTTCCAGAGCAATGGCCGACATCACGCGAGTGTTTGCACCGGAGCAGCGAGTCTCCAGCAAGCTCTTCTGCTGGTTGAAGTCGATATCGAAATCAGTGAAATGGGTGATTTCGCCGCCCTTGGTCGAACCGAGAGAATAGTCAGCCATGTTGTACATCAGGCCAAGCAGTTTCTTCTTTTTCTGATCTTTGGTAGTACGCACTTTGCCTTCAAACTGCTCGGCGGTGATGATCTCACCGACGTTCAGAGCCGCACGCAGTTCATTGACATTGTCATAGATGCGCCGGCCGTTCAAATCACGTGCCAGGAGCATGACATTCAGAAGATGCGGGGTGCAGTAGAAGTCGGGAGTACCGGAGCCTTTATACTTTTCACGAGCATACAGCAGCGACTGGATAACCGCTTCGGCATACACATAGTTATCGCCGAAATTGGCACCAGTGTTGGTTCCCTGAAGAGATGTTTTCATTCCAGCGATATCAACATCTGCGTGAATTGTGTAGAGTTCGTCATCAAGCCAAATGGGACGAATCTTGTCCTGGGCGATTTTCCCCTCGTCGCCGTCTTCGCGACCGTCGCCAAGCACAATAGCTGTAGCCAGCTCTTCGTTCAGATTCATACGGTCAATGCCGTACAGATACTGAACAACATCAAAGTCCTGAATATCGATGATGTCATCACGATCGATTTTGGACTTCACATAAACCGTCTGAGGGTCGGTCGTTCTGTGAATCAGGCTGAAATTACCGACGTATTTCTTCTCGGAACCTTTCTTATAGCCCTGAGCGCGAAGAGCCTCAATATTACGAATATCGGCCTGACGAGTACGGATACGGGAAATCGGGCTCTTGTGCACTTTGGCCAAGACTTTGCCGATCCACCCCTGATCAGCGGTCAGCAGCTCCGGAGCGCCCGGTCGCACATCCTTATACTCCGGGAACAGAGTCTCGATGCTTTCGATACCATGGGCCAGTGTATCCTTATTGTTTTCGAGATAAATGCCGATAGCATCTTTGAGCGTACCAACGCTACTGGATTTTGCAAGGGCAATGATGCTTGCCTGATCGGAGTGGCTCAGAACATTGGTATCTTCATTGACCTCGGGCTCAAATACATTGTGTTTCATAGTGTCGTTTCCTCCTTCAGAATCGTCTTTCGAATCTTCTTCGTTGTCTGCGTCTTCAACGGCCTTCGCAATCATCGCGTAAACAACGGTTTTCTGTTTTTCAGAAAACGTGTCGAATACGTCTGCGATGGTTTCCTCTTTTTCCTCGCTCTTGTCGGACTCTTCCTTCTTATCAGAAGTGTCCGCAGCATCTTCCGAATGATAGAGCATAATGTTCTCGTCGTATCCAAGAATGATGCCGGTTTCAACGCCATCGCCATGAGCCATGACGGAATCGATAAATGCGCCGGGATTTGCCCCAGCCAGAACCAGACTCACTTCACGAATAGCGCCGTGAATCACATCGCTGCCGGCCTGCTTCAGCTGATTGGCAAAAATAGAAAGAGACCGAACGTCGCCATGACGAACGGCCTCTTTGATATTTTTTGCGTTTTCAGTGTTGTTGAAAGAACAGTAGGCGTAAACGCCTTCGTTTCGGTTCTCCAGCAGCGCATGTCCAAGAACATTATCCGGATCGGAATGGTTGTGGTTCCAAACCAACGGAACAGTTTTACCATCGCAGTGCTTGAATGCATCTTTTCGAATGGTCCGTCCATCCGAACAGAGCAAATCGTTTCTAGTGGCCCAGCCACTAAAATCATATTTCTCCATTTTGATTTTCCTCCTGGCTTTTTATTTGCTCAGTCTTCTCGCCGCCAGGTTCGCTGAGATTCTTATTTCTAAGTTCGTCAGCTCTCGGATCGTCAGACGGTTTCATACCAATGATTTGTCTGAACTCATTCGATGTCATGATTTCGTTCCGAGTGAATTTGTCTGCAATTTCTGCAATATTGTCAACTGGCACCAGACGGAACGGATCTGTAAAGAACATGATCGACTGAGATTGAGACCGAGCTGTCTTTGTAAGAAACTTTCGTTTCATTTCATCAACAATCGCTGAAACGATAGGCTCTATCGTTCTGTTGTTATAGTTCAGCATTGTTTTCTCGTCAGCAGTCCCATCCATAATGCTTTGAGTGATTCCCAACTGGCTGTATAGCATGCTCGTTAGAAATTCAATCTGCTTCATCAGGTTGTTTTCCACTGAACGATTCAACTGTGTAATGCGCTCCGTACCATCGGTATAAGCGATTCCATACTTTGAACCCGACAACTGATTTTCGATATCTTTACGCCTGTTTTCAGCTTGTTGACGCCTTGCTTCAGTCTTGATGACGTATGGCAGTTGAATGATAAGGTCTAACTTACCAGAGCTGCTCTGTTCATCAACGACATCCAACAAATTAAGTTTCCGAATAAGCCGCTGCATTGTAGAATTGGGCTCATTGATAACGGCGTACAAAGGGTTTTCTACAATTGCAACCGTGCTTTTCGGAACCTTAATGTCTTGCTTCTCCCCTGTCCATTCGTTGTACACACGAACTTTGACATGCTGTGGATACCATTCAAGAATTTTACCGACACGCATAGACAGGATGTCATAGCCTCCGGTTTCTTCCGGATTATCGGTCGTTTCTACCGGAACAATAGCGATACAGCCCTCGTCGAGCATCGACATGATTACGTCTTGTCGAAAAGCTCGTGCCGTTTGGTCGAGGTTTGCTTCCAGTGTCAAGCAGTTGTTCAGCTCGGATGAAACGTTTGAAACATATCGCTCGTTTTCATCCAGTCGAACATGTTGAATAGAAATAGCAGCACCGTCTAGGCTAATTCGATTGTAAACAGAAGTAACAATTGAACGCTCATTACCCCGGCTGAAACGAGTACGGTCCGGACGGTAGAAGTATCCGGGTCCGGTATCGTTGTAAGAGTGCGTAGGATCTCTGTTAAAAAAAGTGTTCCAGGCTCGTTTAAACCTGGAACCCATAGACATGTCCATTTTGAATGTTCACCGCCTTTTAAACAGTTAGTTTAAACTAACCAACGAATGCGATTATTCAAAAGCATCTTTGTTGGCTTTATAGGCAATATAGGCATCCATCATAGCTGCAACAGCGTCGATTTTCTGCTCATATCGCTTCTTTAAAAGTTTCCTGTTTCCATTTGTGTCTTCCAACGTAATGCAGTTCCCCATTGCAAAAGTCATCAAATCCTCGTCAAACAAAAGCATCCGCTCCTCAGAAAGCTTTTTCAGCTCTCCCAAAGGAACGGATTCCGTTTTTGCACCTTGGATTACTTTTTCAATTCCAAAGGGGCCGTTCTCTGATGCCCACCTGTCAACAAACTCCCTTGCATTGTAAGGATCGTATCCAAAGCAACGCACGTCGTATCCACAATCCGTGATATAGTTGTCCAGATCATCGTAGACCTGCATCATGTCCAAGACTGTTCCCTCAAGGACAATCAAACTGCCTTCTTGCATGAACTGATCATACTTGATTCGCATTGCCGCCGGGAGTTTCATTAGAGTAGACGAGGTGATATAGTTCCTTGTCTTTATTCCAAAAGCACCATTGGATAAAGGGAAAAGGAAGGTAAAGGCACAGAAGTCATCGCCCTGAGAAAGGTCTGCGCCAAGAGAACATGCCATCTGCCAATACGAACGCTTGCGGTGTGGAAGTGTCTCCTCATATCTTCAGCAATAGAATTCATGGCTTAGCTCTCCCGTTCTTTAATTTTCTTGATGATTTTGTCAGAAACGATAATCTTATTCATAATTGCCGAAATATCATCCGCAGTCGGATTGTGACACAGAATATCATCACTTTGATAGATGCGAAGCTCTGTTTCAATATCAGTCGGCTTCACACGATATTCCAAACAAAAAAGAGCAGCGTATATTTCAAGCTGCTCAATATGGGCCGGAATCGCACCCGACTTATAGTCATGAATTCTAAGCATGTCTTTTCGAAACGAAATGGCATCCGCAGTCCCAAAACAATTTTCCGAATAGAATAGTGGTTGCTCGGGAGTCATCCGAAAGCCAATTGCATCGTTTACATACATGTTGAGTGTTTTTTGTGATTTGGGTAATTTCTGTCCCAGTCGAATGCATTGCGCAGCGAACGCATGCAGCTCTGTTCCTCTCTGTGCCGCCAGAAAATTCAAATATGAGTCAGCCATTTTTTCTTCGCTGTAATTGAGCCAATGATATTTACTCGGCCCAAGAAAAGCATGCAGCCCTTCAAGTTCGAAATGCCGATTGAAGTTCACTTAACACTTCCTCCTTATTCTCAGGATAAACAAATCTTGAGAAGGACATGTTGTCCATCAGATCTACGTAATATTCCTGATTGGGTTGTTTTGCAGCATTCGCAGATTTTTTGCATTCTAAGGACGCCCACTTATCTTGATACAAGACCAACAGATCAGGAAGCCCTTGTATTTGATCCATTTTAAAGACCATGCAGCCAGGGAACATATTTTTTAAACGCTGAATCAGACCATCTTGAAATCCACTTTCGAGCCTAGAACTCCTAGCCATCTTGGGCCTCCTTTCACTTCATTAAAATGCAAAAGAGAGTGTCTATTCAAAAATGGCCATTTTATCCTCTCTCTTCATAACAGTCAATGTTTTTTTCGCGAAGCTGTAAAACAGAAAAAGAAAAGACAGAGAAGCTCGAAAGCAACTCTGTCTTTGTGTAATTTAAAATTATCTCGCCTCTAAAGATATTGGTTCCAGTTCGAAAATCCCCGTGTCATCGTCAAACTCTAGAACTTTTGCGACGACATGCACATTACTTCCAATGTCTACGAAATCAGGCAAGAATAAATCGCTGATTCCCAAGTCACGAGTTCCAACATCTTCAAACTTAAAGTTTGGCCCTGGGTTTTGGGTATTTTCATCTACGTAGTCGCCAGCAGACAAAAGCAAATCATACCGGGTATCATAATCATCGTGATTTGTTATATAGGTTATACAACCATCAAATTCAATCGTACTATACGAATATTTTTTCGCAAATTTTTCAATTGACTCATCATACATACTAGATGCCGCTAAAATTGCAGCGAACTCTTCATTCGTGTCAGCCGTTATATTTGTATTTTTAGGCTCCGAAATACTTTCGCTCGAAGCTGACACGCTCGCAACTGAACTGCTACTCGCCACTTCAGCGCTAGACGAATCTGGAATTGTCTCGCTCTCCGAAGCCGATGCGCTCTGAGAGCTTGAAATCTCTGAACTAACTACCGATGTGCTAGAGCCACTTGCTCCATCCCCGCAAGACGCAAGACCTAACACTAAGGCCAGAGAAATAAGTGTTGAAAATACGATACGTTTCATTCTTTATCCTCCTAAATATAATAAATTTCACGCGGTCTTTAAATAAATATTTCCGTCCTCTGCCATATAGTATTCTGCCTTCCTCGTCTGAGCACTTAACGCCGCATGCAAAGTCTGCCGCATTGGAATTTCTTCCCCGTTGTTCAGACGATCAAGCAATCCACCGACCTCCTTCTCTATTTCTGATGTGTCAATCTTCTTAAGGAGATTGCCTTTGTAATCTCGGACAAATGCGTCAAGAACACTGAAGCTGCTTAGCATACGTTTCTCACATTTATCGATATACGAGGATACGTCAGCTTCGACATATTTTATGTAACTTGAATCGGCATTCTGAGAGTAATACAATTCCAATAAATTGCTGAATACATACAGCTGCATCGAAAGCTCTAGACTTTCTTTAATTTGAAACGCCTTATTAACAGTAGATATTAACTCTGAATTATCCTTGGTTTTTGCCGCCGAATCAAGATCGTTCATATAGAATTCGATATCTTTCATAGCGACTTTCTTGGCCTTTTGAATACTGGCTATTGTCGCCGTCCTTTGCGCTTCATGTGACATGATCGAATTATAGTTTTGATAAGCGTATTTAACAAAGCTTATTTCGGCCATCAACTCTGCTTTTTTGTCTCCGTACAGAAACTCCAAAATTTTGTCCAAATTCATTCTCATCATCTTAAGCTCGCTATGAATCTGGGTAAGAAAATATTGTCCGGAAGCAATCGACATTGCAGTAAAGCAGCTGAGAAGCAAAGCTTGGTCGGAAACACCATGCAAAGAAGCATGTGCAACGATTTTTCCGTTCTCGCCCATAATAGGAGTACCGAGGCCACCGCTACGATAGGACATTAAACTGTTCATTCCTGATAAGCCCTCTGGAAGTTTTAATACATAGGCGTGAGCCATAGTTTCGCTTGCAAGCATTGCCGGCATTTGAGAAAACAATGCGCTAACCTTCCCTTTTTGGGCTGGCGTAAGCTCCAGTTTTGTAAGACCGGATTTTGCGTCCAAGTCAAAATTTCTATCACACGGTGCCAGTTCAAAATTCAAGTCTTTCTCTAACGTCCGAAAAAGTTCCATCTGCTCCGACATAGCCTTTCTACCTCCAGACAAAATAAAAAGTGCGCCCCAATAAGAGACGCACTGAAAAAGCGCATTCTCTCATTGTTGCCACACAATCTTATCCTTCACTACGGGTATAAGTAAAGAGAGAAAACACTTTTTGCCAAGTATTTTCCCGCAGCAAAGAATTCTATAAAATTGTGTGGCATCTATAATATACCATACCTTTTGCAAAAATGGAAGATTTTGCTGTTGTTCGTTTACGCTCTTTATAGCACTGTTCACGACACAAACCTGGCTCTACGGTTCGTATAGTCATACAGCATTTTTGTCGCATCCCTAAAATGAACGGCTATAACCAGGTGCCCATGAGGTTCATAACGAATAACGTCCTTAGAAAGCTTAGGATATGTTTTCTTAAAATCGGTGTATATGTCGGTCCACTTTATTTCTCGTCTCAATCGTCTCAATTCCTCCTCAAAAAATCATTCTGCCCACTTGCCCACTTTTTTCGCTTATTTATATATAATATTGAATTTTTCTATCATGTAATAAGGGTAAAAAAAGTGGGCAAAGTGGGCAATAAACGTAGTTAGACCTTCTATCGACCTTCTATAAGCGTAGTTAGACGTAGTGTGTGGTCAAGTTTGGGTTTTGAAAGTGGGCAAAAGCCCACTTTTTTTGGGCAAAAGCGCAAGTAAAAGCCTTTACACCCCTTATTTTTTCCTGTCAAAAATGTAAAAAGCCCAGAAAAAGTGGGCAGAAGCCCGGATTTGAAACATGAAAGTGGGCAGAAAAATGATGAATTTTTAGGCAAAAATAAAGAGCCGAACAGCATGTCCAGCTCCTGAAATCATCAAAATCCACTTACTTTTTCTTCGTATGACGCACCCAAGCCTTACACCAGGTCTCTTTACAATTCGGATAATCTGTCCAACCACAAGCGTTACAGATCAAATCCTCTCGCCCGAGGTCCGGAATATCCTCTTCATAGTCTTTCAGAACCACTTTCCAAGTTCCGTCTTTCTGCTTAACCGGGCAGGCCATATGACTTTTGACATGTATCACCTTATCCGAACTGGCACCATGCAACGATTTCATCTTATCGCCTCCTCTGCAAAATATAGTACCATGAAAAACGAAAAAGTAAAAGGCCTTGTTCGGACCTTTTACTTTGCTGGAACTGAGTGTCCGTTTAGGAAATCAAAATATTGTACCGCTCGATCAGATCCCTAAGTAACGCCTCGTCCGTATTCGCTTTGATATGAAATTCAATCTTGCCTTTACTGTTTCTAACAGTTTCGACAATAGCTCGAATTCCTTCCGCGTATAACAGTCTCAGGCATAAACCTAGTTGCTTATCGGATACGGCCAGAAAATATTCCATAAACCAAACACCTCCTTCCATAATAGGGGATGCGTTTTACGCGCCTACGTTGTCGTCCGTATCAACCCCATACCCATTCAGTTGCGGCATCTCTTTGCATGTCCAGATCGCGCACAGGATGTTCCAGACAAAGGCTCGATCGTGGCGCTCGTCATCGTCCCCTCGTTTATATTTAAGGTAATGACGGATGGCGCTGTCGATGTAGCAGTGAACAGGAATCCCTTTCTGCCAATTATTCTCACCATATTTCTGAGCTCCCTGCTCAAAGTGAATGGAAACCTCAAGCAGCATGGTGTAGACGCTGTTGTCGAATTCCGTCGAAAATTGCAGGACGGCTTCCAGCAAATACTTCGGGTCACCAGAATCCTCAAATTGATTAACACAAAATAATATGTCGTCACGCAGCATATTATAAATAGGAAGCAGAGGAAGCAAATCGCATCGTCCTTTCCCTTCCTGAATATCACGTACTGCGCCTGTCTGAAACGTTCTACGATTTCCCGAATCCAAAATCGCACTCATAATTTACACCTCTCTAACCTCATCCGCATAATCAAATGCGCTTCCGAAATATCGCACTTGAGAGATCGGAACGAATGATTTTCGGCCGTTCTTCTCGAACCAGAAAACGTTGATGTTCTCCCGGTAGTGTCCGTAGCCCTTTACGCCCGAAATGATTTTTTCACGTCCATCCGCAAAAATAATCAGTAATAATATCGTACTATCCATCTTTACACCCCTTCTGCAAACTGCGCATAATCTGAATCGGAATTACAAATATTTTGTAGACGGGTTGTCTTTTGTTCCCGAAGATAATATTTACATAGAGGATATTGCATCACGATCCAATCGACTTTTGAAATTATTGCCACAACATTATCTTCATCTTCCGAACAGTATGTACATGAATCAATCTCCTTTATGATGCCCAGATACTCTCTCATCCTCGAACAGACCACTCGATGAATGCAGCTTGTACAAGCCGTCTCTTTCACTCCTTCAGTCATGTAAATCTCTTTTCTCCTTTTCCCAATATCCACCGCCAAGACCTTTTTCGAAGTTGAAGGCATGAGAAATATCTGTTGTATGATTACACAAAGGATAGGAACAGTTGTCACAAGCTTTCCGGTCACATAAATAAAGAACCGTATCAGGTTTGATCGGCTCTATCTCTGCTTCTATTATTGGAATATCGGTCATTCCTCAGCTTCCTCCTCTTCTTCTTTCGAAGACCATGGATATACATTAACGGATAGCATACCTTCGGGCATTAAGTTGATCGTTACCCATCGGTCATGTTTTTCCATATTCTGATGCATCAGTGCTGTCGCCATCGTAATAGAAAAATTCAGATTCGCATTCTCCAAAATCGAACCCATCACATTCGACTGGCCGAGGCATAACAACGCACGTTCCGTCAAACATCCAACGAGCATTTCCACTATCGTCCGTATATTCCCAACCATGGTCAACCTTTATCTCGGGCTCTTCCAATGTGGTGCAAGGTGTCCACGGAGCAAATATAGTCCCACTGGGCATACGAATGAATGTTTCATAATCAACAATTCGCAT